GTAAAATTAACCTCTAATTTAGGTTTAGAATGGTGACAAAACGGACAGTGGTACGCTTGATTACCCCTTGCGGTGGGTTTGCCTGCTCCTAGAACGGAGTTTACAATATTAACTAATAAATGGTTTACCATATAACGGTAAATGTAATAACTTATTTTTGTGACTCAAAGTCTTTTGTGAAAAACTTCCCAAGAATATTATCGTTAAAATATTCGTGTGGGTTTTCTAACACACTATATAAAAATAATGCTTTTGTCTCTTCATAAGTTAATAACTTTTTTGTAGGAGCCAAAGTTAAGATTTCACGTTTAAAATTCTCTATTGGTTCGTTCTCTAATAAGTTAACTAATACTTTATTAGAACCCCAATATGTTTTCCAATCTGATTCTTTAATCACTTGTTTATATGTGGGTTTTCTACCTTTAGTACCTTCATATAATGCTAAATCTTTTTTACCTAATTTAGCTTTACGAGTAAATTTTAATACTTTTTTACCTATATACATTTTACCACTTGGGATATGAGTAACCCTATAGGTAAATCCAAAAGTTGAAGGGGGAAAGTCTTCTAATGAAGACATTTCCTCTCCCTTGTATAACCAATTCATTTATTATAATGTTAAATTATTTAATAGCATTAACCCTTCAGTACCTGAGTCATGAGCTACAAAAGTATATATTCTTGTAGAGGTACCTGTAATAGTACTTTCTATAGCTACAGCAGAATTACCATCCCAGAATTGAGTATTTAGATACCCTGTAGAGGTTGTAATATCTAATCTAACTGTAACAACAGTACCTGGGATTAATGGTCTACCTGTTCTACCTCCTCTAAATGTAAGTACATCTCCCGGGGATCCTGTAGTTGTAATATTAAGTTCGTGATAAGAAGAAACAATATTAAAGTTTTCGGTACCTCCAGGTGAGATAGAAGTTGAGTCTGTTTGTTTTGTTGTAAGGGGAGCATATGGTAAAGCACTACCTGAACCGTATACTGCACCATATTCTAATTGACCATCAGCGCCTGTTTGGGTTAAGTTAAAAGCATAAAAACCACTTTCTTTAAGTGTCATTATAGTTCTTTGACCTACTTGAAATTGACCACTATTATTTGGAGGTCTATTAGTTGAATCAAAAACATCAATATTAGTATTATATCCTCTATCATGATAACGGATATTAACTCCTGCCCATACTCCTTCTCCTCCGTATTTACCAGAAGGACTAGCTATTGTAATTGTGTTAGCTGTACTATTACTTCCTGAAATGATTAAGAAAACAGATCCTGAAGCTGATATTCCTTGAGGGTTTGTAGTAAGAGTAATAGTTGATTGTTCATCTAAGAATTGAATATCAACATTATCATTAAATACAGTAACTCCATCATCAGATCCTGATGTTATTACATCAAACCCACTACCAGAGAAATTAATACCTGATGCAGCTGATTGTATTAATGAATTATCTTCATAGATATCTACACTAGCACCACTACTACCAGGGATAGTTACTGTTACATCATTACCACTATTAGTAGCTGTTACACCTGCTCCTACAAAATCAATAGAGGCAGCTGTAGTAGTTAAACTAGTTCCTTCATCTTTGATTTGTAAATCTCTAGCAGCACCTGAAGTACCTGAAGTACCTGAGGAACCTGATGATCCTGATGTGCCTGAACTGCCTGAAGAGCCTGAAGTACCAGAAGAGCCTGATGAGCCTGAAGTACCTGAAGAACCTGATGAACCATCAGTACCTGAGGTACCGCTTGAGCCACTAGAGCCTGAAGTACCAGAAGAGCCTGATGATCCTGATGTGCCTGAACTGCCTGAAGAGCCTGAAGTACCTGAAGAACCACTTGAGCCTGAGGTACCACTTGAACCACTAGAACCTGAAGTACCTGAAGAACCACTTGAGCCTGAAGTACCTGAAGTACCTGAAGAACCACTTGAGCCTGAAGTACCAGAAGAGCCTGATGAACCTGAAGTACCACTTGAGCCACTAGAACCTGAAGTGCCTGAACTGCCTGATGAACCTGAAGTACCTGAAGAACCAGATGAACCCGATGTACCGCTTGAACCACTAGAACCATCTAAGCCCGAAGTACCTGATGAACCACTAGAGCCTGAGGTACCTGATGAACCAGAAGAACCTGATGTACCACTTGAACCACTAGAGCCAGATGAACCTGATCCGCCACCACCTCCAGTAATAGTTACTGTTACATCATCACCACTAGCAGTAGCAGTTACACCTGCGCCTACAAAATTAATAGAAGCAACATCTGTAGTTAGGCTAGAGCTTTCATCTAAAATTTCAACTGCTTGACCTGTACCTGATGTACCTGAAGTACCTGATGAACCTGAAGAACCTGAAGTACCGCTTGAACCACTAGAGCCTGAAGTACCACTTGAGCCACTAGAACCATCTGAGCCTGAAGTACCTGAAGAACCACTTGAGCCTGATGTGCCTGAAGAACCTGATGAACCCGATGTACCGCTTGAACCACTAGAACCATCTAAGCCCGAAGTACCTGAAGAGCCAGAAGAGCCTGAAGTACCTGAAGAGCCAGATGAACCTGATCCGCCACCACCTCCAGTAATAGTTACTGTTACATCATCACCACTAGCAGTAGCAGTTACACCCGCACCTGTAAAGTTAATAGAAGCAACATCTGTAGTTAGGCTAGTACTTTCATCTAAGATTTCAACTGCTTGACCTGTACCTGATGTACCTGAAGTACCACTTGAACCACTAGAGCCTGATGTACCTGAAGAACCTGATGAACCATCAGTACCTGAAGTACCACTTGAGCCGCTAGAACCTGATGTACCTGAACTCCCTGATGAACCTGAAGTACCTGAAGAACCTGAAGAACCTGAGGTACCGTTTCCTGAAGTACCAGAAGTACCGGATGAACCACTTGAACCATCTGAACCTGAAGTACCTGATGAACCACTTGAACCATCTGAACCCGAAGTACCTGATGAACCCGATGAGCCTGAGGTACCATTTCCTGAGGTACCAGAAGTACCTGAAGATCCAGAAGAACCATTTATACCAGAGTTTCCTGAAGTACCTGAGGTACCTGAAGAACCTGATGAACCCGCAGCACCTGAGGTACCTGAGGTACCTGAACTACCTGAAGAACCTGAAGTGCCATTTCCTGAAGTACCACTAGTTCCTGAACTTCCTGAACTGCCATCAGTACCTGAGGTACCTGAAGAGCCTGATGAACCATCAGTACCTGAAGTACCTGATGAGCCCGATGAACCATTAGTACCATTAGCTCCTCCATAAGAACCTGTAATAAAGTATTCTCCAGTAGAATTATTTCTTACTACTACGTTTGATAAGTTACCACCAGCATCTTGGGCATTTTCATGATAAATTGAACCCGTAACTGTTATACTACCTTCAACTTCTATATCAAAACTACCTGTACCTGTAAAAGCATCTACTGATTGAGATACATGCCAGGCATTAATAGTAAATCCCTGATTTACTTCGTCCGTAGAGGGAATAAATATTTTTTCTAGTCTTTGAGTACCTTTTCCCATAGTTTATTAGAATATTATTTGGTTGGCTCCTAGTAAGGTTAAACCTTCAATAGACCCTAAATCATTAGCTTGAAATCTCATTATAGCAGTTTCATTAGTACCTAATTGAATTACATTAGTTGTAGTATCATTTATTTCATACACTCTTCTAATTTGTCTAAAAGAAGGAGAACCAGCTCTTAATTGATATGCTGGTTGGATGTTTTGACCACTAGTATTAACTTGAAGTTCTACTATAATTTCTTCTCCAACATCTGCTGAAGAGGGGGTTACCATTCTAAAGCGTTGGTTTACTCCTAAAGAATTATTAGTAACTCTTAATCTATTATACCCTGTACTTAGCTCATATTCATAATCAGAATTAAATGTAGAAGTCATTGTTGGAGCAGCATCTGAGAATGCTGAATCATCTCCATTTTCCCATTCTACAGCATAACTCATATATGTTGAATTATCTGTTACAGAAACAATAACATAATTTTCTGTATGGGCTCCTACCCCAGTCACAGCTAATGTAATAGATCCACTAACTGCTAAATTTTCTAAAGTATTACTATTATCACCACCACCAGAGGCAGTTTTAAATACATCAATTCTATCTACGTTAGAACCAATATTACTTGCAGCATATCTAATAGACATATCTCCGTTAGAACTAGGTGCTGTAGGACTAGTTGCAACTTCATTAATACCATAACCTACACTATTTAAATAAGTATCATAAGTAATAGAAGTTGGACTAGCAGGTCGTGTAAAAGAAGCTCCAGGAGAAGTACCAGAGGTACCTGATGAACCTGATGAGCCTGAAGTACCTGATGAACCTGATGAGCCTGATGTACCTGATGAACCTGATGAACCATTATTACCATCATTACCATCTGCTCCTGAAGTACCAGAAGTACCTGAACTACCTGATGAACCCGATGTACCAGAAGAACCTGATGACCCTGATGTACCACTGGAACCTGAAGAACCTCCATCACCACCGTAAGAACCTGTAATAAAGTATTCCCCAGTAGTATTATTTCTTACTACCACATTTGATAAAGCACCAGCGGCATCTTCTACATCTATATGATATACTGAACCACTAACTGTTAAACTACCACTAATTTCTATATCGTAATTACCAGCACCAGTAAATGCTTCCACAGATTGAGATACATGCCAAGCATTGATAGTATTACCTTGAACTATCTGGTCACTACCTGTAGTGAAAATTTCTTGTAATCTATTCGTTCCTTTTGCCATAATTATCTATCTATGTTTACAAATATAGTAGTATCTGTTGTTCTTGAAAGTAAGAGGGGTTGTGATAATTTTCCTATTGCTAATAAGTTTTGATCATCATCATATAATCCTATCGTACTGACATATGGGGAAAAATACGACCCAGTCACAAAATCATATACAGTACCTTCAGTTGAGCCTGAAATAATAGAAGGGTTTAAGCTAAAATTATATTCAAATTCACTAATAGTAGCTTTATATTGAGTTTCATATATGTCAAATGAACTTGAAAATGAACAAGTAACATTAGATGAGAATATATCATCTAAAGATAAACCACCACCATATATATTTTCTCCATATTCAGAAACACCATACCCATCTGTAGAAGGGGGAGCATTATCTTGTAAAAAGGTAAAAGTAGCAATACCGTGTGGGTAAATAATATTACCTACATAATTACCTCCAATATATAGATTACCATTACCATCGTCAGTAATAGTATGGGTGATAGAATCACTATCTACAATTTTATATTCGAAAGAATTAGGTTGGATATAATCACCCCATAAACGTGATGGAATAGAAAGTACTGCTATTTTATCTGAAGAACCTGTAGGGTAATATCTATAAACATCATCAGTACTTTGTAAATAATTTTCATATCTTCCTGATGAATCAGGGTTACCTATAAATACATCCCCCTCAAGATTTTCTCCTGGGAGTAAACTTTGAGTTTGAACAGGAGAACCATAAGAAGAAGTAAGAAAATTTGAATAATATAATTCTTTTGTAGAATCATATATTAGGACTTGATATTGGTCATTATTATTACCAGTAAGAGATTGGGTAAATTCAAAATCACCCTTAATACCTCTTAATCTATCAATTTGAACATCACTATTTGTAAATTCGGACGCAGGAAATGAGAACCCCTTATTAACTTTAAAGGGTTCTACAATTATGTCCTGTGATAAAAATTGTTTGAATGCACTCATTCATCTTAAAAATCTAGCTTAACGCGAATTAATGCTTCTTTTGTAAAGTCTTTTTTTAATGGTCTTGATAATTTAGCAACAGCTAATAATTCATTATTATCATTATACATTCCTACAGTCGTAATATATGTTTGTGGTGCATTGATAAATGAACTATATAGTACTTCACCAGTTGAACCCGAAATAAAACTTGGGTTTTCTGAGTAGTTAAATTCTGAACTTCTAGGTCTTACAAATACAAAATCTGAAGTAATAGTTTCTTCTGAATTTGCAGTGAATGATGAATCTGTATCTTTAAAAGTTTCATATAAGATAGCTAAATTTGGACTACCTACAACTGTTGTTGCTGAGTCTGTGTTAGCATCTAAGCCAATACCTCCATCACCTTCATCATTAGATAAAGCTCTAGGATTTAGAATATAAGTAGCAATATCTGGAAGGAAAAAACCATAAGAACCTGAATCAATACTGTAACCATCATCTTGTAAAGTAGTATATATAGTACCAGCTGAACCTGATACTAATTGGAATACTCTACCAGCATCATTAAATACTACAGAAGAAGCTACCTCACTATTATCTGTTAAAGAAATTGCTCCATCAGATCCATTATCTAATACTAGTGTAGTTGATCCTGGGAAGATTGATTCTTTATATCTATTTCTATCAATTGAGATTACCCAAAAATCTGAAGAGGTAATTCCTCCAAAAACAAAATCAGCATTTTCATCCCCTAAAACTAAAGTACGATATTGACCATAAATTGTTGATGATGGTGATTTACCATCTACTGCTGTATCGTAAGCTGCACTACCACTACCTACTTCATTACCATAAGCAATTGCAAATTCTAATGAAGAAGTTGCGGCATTAGAAAAAATATTTAAATAATAATCTCCTGAAGATTCATCACGTTGTGTTGATGATGAAAAGAAAGTAGTAATTTCAGGTACCTGGCTATCCGTAAATAGACCAGCTGTGATACTATCAGCTGATACTACAAAGTCGTCTGTTTCTAATCTTTTAAATGACATAATCTTTTAATTTAGGATACTTTAGTTACTGTAATTGGTACTTGTAATCTTGCACCACTATCTCTACCAATAAACGTAATTGTTGCGTTTAATTGACTATTTGAACCAAATAACGTATTTACTGTAGTTGCTCTTAAATTAATTGTAGTACCTACAACTGTTGAAGACACATTTGTACCTAATGTAGTTGTTGAATTTACATTTAAATTTTCAGCAGATGGGTTATTAATACCTACACCTTCAAATGTAGATAATAATCTTACATCTGAAATAGTAGCAGTATAACCACTGGTTTCATTTTGATTACCACCTAAATAGTTTAGTGTTTGAGGGGTAATAGCTAAGGATGCTCCTTGTTTAATTACAATTGAAGTATAACCTACATCTAAGATTGGCATACGAGATGTGCCACGAGGTAAAGTAGTAAGTTTATACTTCATAATTTGTGTTTCATCTGGAAATGCTTCTAATAAAGGCATGTTTTCGATTGCTTGACCATAATAAGCCGAACCTGATGGATGAGAAGGATTATATAATGTATAATCGATTTCATCATCTGCTAATGCAAATTGTGTGATTCTAAAAGAACCATCGTTTTTAGCAAGTAACTCTCTACCTTTAGTTGTAAGGATAGCGTCTACAGTTACTACAGAATTATTTAAATATCCCATGTTAAATACGTATTTTGTTATAAATATATGTTTTTTTTAAGTTTATGACAAATTATTTTTATAAATAAAATAGATCTACACAGTATCTGCACGATCTATAATATTATTATTAGCTAAAATTTCTCTAGCTTGTTGAGGTAAATCTTTAGCACTTGTTAATTCTATACCTGCAGGGTATAAAATTCCTCCTTTTGTTGTATCATTAAATGAACCATTAAAACGAGCTCCTGTTACTTTAAGTTTAGCTGAGCCTGTTATAACACGTAATTCTCTGTCGAAATTCATAATTTCATCAGTAACAGTTTCTGAGAAAGGAGCGGCAGTCATTTGAGTTATACCAATTGAAGAAACTGGAGCTAATTGGTAAATATTGTTATTAACGAAATTTTGTTCTAAAAGTTGAACGTTTTCGTCGTTATTTGTCATTTCAAATAGAGTACCATCTGGAGATACTAGGTAATCTACAGTTAATGTTAAAGCATAAGGAGCAGAACCACCATTATCAGAAGCGGAAGCTTCACTAAAATAACCTACAAAGGTTCCAGATGAAACTTGGTCTGTAAAATTATCACCTCCATTAAAACGAGAAATATGAGAATAAGGGGTTGAAGAAGGTAATGAAACTGTGTTTTTAGTTCCACTATAATTACGAGTTACAATAGGGGTTGAATAATAATTATAATCTTGAATAAAAGCTTTTGGTAAATTACCTTCTTGTTGAGAAGCAGAAATTAAAGCTTGTTGGTTTACCGCTTGAACAATATTACTACTATAATCTACATCCCAAAAAATATTACTTTGTCTAGCTACTAAATCATTATTGATTATAGCATTAAAATCAGAATATGTTAAATTTGGAATATTAACATAAGGATCTAATGCTACCACAGAAGAAGCATGCGTTCTATTAGGTAACACAGTAGTACCATTAGTCACATTAGTAACTATAGAAAGTGAATTTTCTTCAAATATAATTCTATATCTATCATTACCTAATGATACAATACTTTTAATAATTCCGGTTCCAGTTTTTATAGGCATAATTATGGAATATCTAATTCGTAATTAAATGTAAAGGTTACTTTATCTCCTGCTTTAAGATTTTGGAAAGCTAAAGTAGAATCTACCCCATTTAAATCTTCAGCATTAATAACTATTTCACTTATATATAAATCTTTGCTAACTCCTAAATTAGATACACTACCATCTTTCCATAATAATTCTCCAGCATTAGCATCATTATCTGTAGTAGATCCTGTAACATCATACTGAATTGTTAAAGTGTTTGCTTTTAATAATGAATTGTTAGGATTTAAACTTTGAGTAGTAGCTATTATAGTAGAACCACTAAATTCACCGTTAATGAATTCACGAGCATCATCTTGAGTAAATTCTTGAACACCAAAAGGAGTCATATATGAACCTTCCCAACTTTGGGTAACATTAACTATTTGATTTACAGTGTAATTAGTTCCAGGAACAAATATAGGTAAAGTACCACCTTGTGAACCTGTGATAGATTCTAAAGGAATAGATTCAAAGTTACCTGAAGATGTATAGTATCTAGAACCACTTAATAATCCAGGTGTTTGGCCAATACTACCAGTATATATAGGTTCAGAGTAAGATGCTGATGGTGCTGGTTGTTTTTGTCTTTCTAGTAAGTGTTGTTTAATAGAAATACCAGTAGCTGAAGAAATTTTAGATGGGATAAAATCTTTAATTACTTTAAATAATGAGTTATCAAAGAATTTAATTAATCTAGTAAAATCAGTCCAATCATAATTTCCGGTGTATTTTAGGAAATAATCATCTCTTAAATCATCTAATTCTCTATAGCTAGTTGAACCTGAAATAGCTTCTCTTGGGTCTCCTATATATTCTCCAATATTTAAATAACCAATAGAACTAATAATATCATCATTAATTTGGTTTGTTGGAGATAATACTACTTCAACTTGGTTTACTGTATTAGTATAAGCATCATCTGTTTCAGTATCTTGTTGAATAGATCTAATATTAGATAGTTGTTGAGAGCCTTCTGGGAGGTTTAAATCAATTTGTCTAATTTTATCTGTAATACGGTTTTTAAGTCCAACTGCTGGTTGGTCCATAAACACATATTCTCTATTTACAGCAAATACTGATTCTCCTTCTAAATTAAATCTACTATTATTATTAATAAATGAAGATTGAGATACCCAAGAACCACTTACTTTAGGATGCATTGATAATGATCCCGTAAATAATTCACCTCCTAAAGTAGCTCTAAATGCTAATTCATCAGGAGCACCATTTATACTATTTCCTTCAAATGATTGAGGGTTCATAGTATGATCAAAGAAAGATTGTGAATTTAAAACAGTGTTATAATATCTTATTTCTTGATATGAGCCTGTAAATGCTACATAGTCATCTATAGCATCTCTATCTAATGAAGGGAAATATGATTTTTCACCCGTAATCCAACCATCTTCATCTCCGGATACAAAACTTGAACTAGCTTCCCATCCTAAAGAAGATCCATTACTTCCTGAATATAAACTATTTGCAGCTCTTAAAGTATAGTTAAGTGGTTCATCTCTAGTAATAGAGACATTCCACCAGTTTCCATCTAAAAACGGTAAAGATAGAACTGTAGAAGTAACAAAATCATCAGTAGTAAATCTTAAACTCCCTGATTGGTAAGTAGGATCAGGTATAGAACCACTAAATGAAGATGATGTTAGTAAGTCAATATCATATTCTAAAACAGCTTTTACTCGTCTACCATTATCTAAACTCCATAAAGATTGAGATCTTGGGAGTGAAGCATCAGCTGGGAGAGATTTGAATCTAAATTCTACAGTTTCAGGGCGATCTTCTGATGAGCCCCATCCTGGGTCTAAACTCCAAGTAGTTGCTACATAGGCATCTCCTGTACTTTCATATTTGTAGTTAAATTGTTCAAACCAATAATCCCAATCGTTTACATTAGTTTTATCTTTACCACCAAATTCATCAATTCTTAATAATGTATTTGGGATACCGTAAATAGTAGCTAATGTTCTAATACCATCAATTGTACCTTTTTTCTTATATAAATAAGGTAAATTATTGTAAATACGTTTATATAGACGTTTATTTACATCATCTTGAGGTAAAATTTCATTTGAACCAGTAATTGAAGCATTAACATATTCAAACCCACTAGGTGTAGGTAAAGAACCTGTCATATAAGGGAATGGGAAATAACTTCCTGAAGGTGTTAAACCTAAAGTAGCTGAGAATAGGTTGAATGAGCTAAATTGGTTTTCGTATAAATTAAAACCTAAATCACGTAATTGTTGTGCGATTAAATCGCGTGAAATCCCTGCATCAATGCGGTTATCACTATCCCATTTATTGGTGATATCTTTAATGTAAACCCAAATATTTTCATCATAAAAATGACCTACCATATTAGTAAAATCTAAATATGGTTGATTAGATGGATCTTCTCTTAAATATTCAGGAATAGCATAATAAACCCAATCCTGATTATTTTCATCATATATAGATGCTGTTGATAAACTAGCAGTAATCCAATTTTGGGCTAAAGTGCTAGTTGAATTTGCTTGATTATATGGTTGTTCTGTATTGGTCTTAGGATATGATTTAGATCCAGAAGAAAAATATAAGAAATATTCATAATTATCAAACTGGTCTATAGTTTCATTTATTAAATTTTGGTAATAAGCTGTAGATCCTGAAGTAGAAACTATATTAATATTAGAACCTGATTGGGCTGAATCTGTCCAACTTTCAATTTGGCCAATTTTATAGAAAAAATTGTTTAAACGTTTTTCAGCAGATGAAAATTTAATAAAATTGCTAAATTCGGTATAATCAATATTTATTTTTACACTAGGATCAGCATAAAAACTATTTATTTGTTGTAATGAAGATGTTACCCCAGTTTCAATTAAACTATTAAAATCTGAAGCTTCTGTAGAATTATTAACTTGTCCCTTAACTTTAATATTTAAATTAGGACCTTTTAATCTAATTGAATTATCTACAATTATAGGAATATTAATTAATTCTACTAAATAAGCTATAGGTTCTGCTACTTGCTCAACTACCCATAAAGTATCTTTTAACTGATATTGTGAAGGTAATGGTTCATATAACTTAATTAATACTGTATCTGTATCTAATAAAATATTATTAGCTATTATTAATTGATTATTACCTAAATTTAAATAAAAATCAGGGTAATATTCATCAGCTTCTCTTTCTTCAATGTATTCTAAAGAAGACGAAATAATATTTTCTACAGATATAGTATTAGAATCTAATCTAATTTCTGTTCTATCTGATGATATCTCTGATATATAATATCTTTGATCAAAGTTTGAAGATAATTTAGTTGAAAGAAAATTATAAAAAGTATTATAAGTACCTTCAAGATATCCTGCTGAATTTAAATCATTTTCAGGATTAATAGTTAATATATTATCTTCTAAAGTATAATTAGTATAATTAGCAGAAACCTCTGAAGGGGGGAATATTAACCCTCCATTATTAGGGTTATAAATGTAATATTCTATATAATCTGTAGATGGATTAAATAATGTACTTACTTCTATCGAAGAAATAAGATTCTCATCTGAAGTAGAGTATTCTTCTAGTTCAAATGTTGTAGGGTCTACAGGTGCAATTCGAGCTTCAGCCATAATTAATTATTTCTTCTTTCTTCTCTACGTTTTCTTCTTTCTTCTCTACGTTCTGCTCTACGCTCTTTACGTTTTTCTCTACGAGTTTGTTCCTCTTCAGGTGTTGAATTTTCAGCTAAATTATCAGCATTAAGATTTATGCTAAACTCACTAGGAACTTCAATATCTGGAATTTCGGGGAGTTCAGGTAGATCTAAACCTGAAGTATCTAACACATCTGCAATAGTATTGATAGCACCACCTCTTTCTTCTAATAATTGTCTCCTTAAAGATGTAATTTCTTGCTGTAATGCTTCTATTTCAGTGGTTAAAGGATTAAAACCAATATATTCAGTACTAGTAGTAATTAAAGTTTCGTGTGAGTTATTACCTGTTTTAGGAATGGTGAAAAATAATCTATCGTAAAGTAAGAAAAATTCACCAACTGATACATCTTGTGTAGCTACAGATTCTGTTTCTACTGGTACTAGTTGGTTAAACTCAGTATCTATTACTTTAGGGTATTGAGTTTTACTAAAGGAATTTTTTACTAGGTTTATTTGTTTTTTCATTATCCATTAACTACTTTAAAGTAGTAATTATCATCATAAATTGTATTACTACCTTCACTATCTACTTGAATTAAAATTTTATAATATCTTTCAGGTTCTAAACCATTCATATAGATATCAAAATAGCTTGAAGTTTCATCCGCACTAATTCTAGTATAGTTACTATCAAAATCTACTACATATTCATTAGTATCTAAATCTTTAATAGCATACCAAGCTGAACCAGATGGTAGGTAATGTTGTTTAGTATACAAAGAAGAAGTTGACCAGACACGGGCAGGATACTTAGGTCTACAATTTATTCTAAATCTATTTACACTTTCAGAATAAAATATACCTGGATTTTCTGCTAGTTCAATAAAAGCATTAGGTTGAAATAATTCAGGGTAAGTAGCAGAACCAGTATCCCAAGTTGAATCATCCCACTTAATTTCTAATTGTGGTGGGTAAATTGTATTTGTGTCTACACTATAGTATTGTAATACAGGTTGTACTAATTTACTAGTATTAAATTCAGCAGCATTTTCCCATTTTAATATTACTCCATAATTAGGTAAAGAACCACTATACCAATCCTCAACCATTGAAGTAATATTTTGTTTTAAATCCATATCAGTTCTAGGACCAAATGATTGTGTAACAGGATAATCTATTGAACCATCTGAAGAACTTACGTACCAAGAACCACCTCCCTGTACTGAATAGTTGGGGTCATAAGAACTTGTATACCCTAAAGAAGGACCTCCTATATTCCAAGCGGTGCCTCCATCAAAAAGTGGGGAATTCCAACAAGCACCATCTTTAGTAATGGGTTGATCTAAATAAGTACCAGTACCTTGATTATAATCATCATGTAAAGGAAAAATTTCTAATATAGATGATTCAACAATCCCTTGGGCTGTTGCAATATAAGATCTTAAAGTAGCATCCCATTCACCAGTAACTTTACTATTTAATACACTATTAATTTCATCTGAGTCGAATGTTATTAATGTTCTAGCTACAGAAGGGCTACTATCAATTGCAAAGTTTAAATTTGAAACCTGATTAATAGGGTCAATTCCTGTATTCATTGTAGGATACATTGAATATAAGGAAGTATCTTTAAATGGAAAAAGTTTATATACAGCCATAATATTATAAATTAACTACTTTACCTTTAATATCACTATTTGGGAATTTTACTTCAAATACCATAGGATCAATAGAAGGATATAATACTTGATTTATAGTAGCACCTTCTACATCATAAGCATATTGAGAGTAGCTTCCACCAGTTTTATTAGAAAAATAAATATTTTTTACAGTTTGAACACCTTCAACTTTATCTAATAAAGTATAAATATCTCTATAGATTATGGGTTCATTAACTTGCCAATTACTAACATTAAAGAAATTTTGTAAAGATAAAATACATCTTCTTAAAACATCATTACTATTAAAATTAGGTAAAGTTATAATTTCAAAATCAAAACCAATATTAACTATAAAAGCATCTTTAATAGCTACTGAATCCCCAATTGTTCTAAATTGAGATAAATATGTAGCTAAATTTTGTTTTAATGTTGTGGAAGCAGTTGTTAATTTATTATTGCCATCAAAAGCTAAAACATATAAATCAACATTAGCTCCTGTATTAGCTTCTGCTTTGGCTTTTTCAGTATATACTTTAGCAATTTTTCCATATTTAGGAAGCATTGATAAAGCTCTTACTGTATAATCATCTGGGGTTACTGTTCTATATTGAGTGTTAAAATTAGATATAATATTTTGCCTTAATTCATCTAAAGTATCTCCACCTCTACCTCCAGAAGCAGCAACAGGATTATTAACTACTACTGAGTCAAATGTTTCTTGGTATAAACCTCCAGGGTCTGTTGAGCTAAAATTAACGAATGTTTTATTAATTTGAGTAATGTTTGTTAATGTATTAGCATTAACATTAGCACCTACACCACCACCAGTTAAGTATCTTACAGTTAAATTTCCTGTTGGTGCTATACCGTAAGTAGGTGTAAATATAAAATTAGTAGGTGAATAAGCAGTTGTTAGTTTATTTTTTTCAAATGGTAGACCTAATCCTACATTATCAGAGTTAGGAGTAATTTCTTCTTCTACATCTTGGGTGGTACCTGCACCAAATTGGATTTCTAAAGACCCACTATTAACAAAACGAGTAGCAAATCTACGTTGAGTTTGTTTTAGTTGAAGTAAATAAGGGGCTTCACCTTCATTTACATAGTTATTAGGATCATTAGGATTAGTATTACGGATAGGTTCATAAACCATTTCTTCAGCTAAATAAGGGACTTCATACCAAACATTACCATCAGCATCTTTTATATCTAAAATTCCAACTATATTACTATCATTAATAGTAGTTGTAAAAAATTCTATAGGTGTTGTACCTACTGAAATGGTTGTTGTTTTGATTGTAGAAGAAATAGCTTTTCTAGTTTTCTTTAAAAGATAACTTGTAGGGTTATTACTACTATCTACTGTATAAACTGTTACTTCTGTTGGATCCTGAGAACTAGAGACTGTAAAATCTACTGGGTCTTCTGTTAAGAAGTTAACATTAGTATTACTTAAAGAATTAACTTGAACATTAGAATCTATAAGTAAAGAATATCTATAATCTGGTTGGTATTGATTAGGGGCTAATGTTGAAGCGGGTACAGTCTGGTAGAAATCTAAATTGGTACTTGCTACTCCTGTAACTTGGGGTTTATAACCCATTACATAGGCTAAATCAAAAAGATTTTCAAATTTACGAGCGTATTGTGTAAATGTTTCTTGAAATTGATTATCTTGATAAAAAGTTAAAACATCACCTATATAAGATGCCATTTCCATAAACATCATACCGGGTGAAGCTTCACTAAAATCTGTGTACGTAGTTGGGAAATATGTTTTAGAATAATTAATTAATGCTGATCTTAGATCTGCAAAATCTTTATTTACATATTTTATGTCTCTTGCTTGTGCCATTATCCAAAGTTAATTTCAATTTCATCAGTTATCCCTTGTTGAGGTAATGAATATGTTATACTTACTGTAATAGTGTTAGTACTATCATTACTTAACACATTTATTTTATCTAATTTTACTGTAGGGAAACCTGCTGAAAGTTTAGTAGTAATATGATCTTCTATACCATTAAAAGTATCATTGGCTATTTGTTCAAATAAAAAACTTCTTAAACCCCCACCAAAAAGAGGATTATCTGGTCTCTCACCAGGCTCCGTTAAAAAATAACTAATTATATTATTTCTTAAAGCTTCTTGGCTTGTATAGGTACTAGTGAAACATTGGGGACTTGAAAAAGGAAGACTAACCCCTACTCCAACATTAGGTTGAAAGTCAGTAGCAGGTATTATTCTAGGTCTAAATGCCATTATCCTTTATTCATTAATCCCATAATTTGGTCTAAACCTACATTACCAGCAGGTAATTGAC